ATTTGCTGTTGAACAAATATGGCTGGACGCAGGAGGAGATAGGTGCCTGGACCTGGAAGAAGACCAATGGCAGTTGAGTGGAGTGACAAGTCTATCACGAAGCATGAAAGGCTAGAGCTTTTGCATTCACAAATACAAGAACTAATTAACGGGACAGAGCTGACAGAGTATGATCTCCAGGTCATGCTCTGCATCGTTGAAGATATAAGAGAGGATTATATTGATGCCAGTTGAGTTCGAACAAAACTCCATTCGTGAGTGGCTTCTAGGTACCCAGGACAAAGACACCATCGAAGATGTAACCCGGCACGGCTGCTCAGGTGGAACGATTAGTGAGTTGATATACTACGCAGACACGTCTGCATTCTATGAAAAATACAAGGAGGAGATTTGGCAGAGGCTTAGTGACATGGCCGATGACCTGGGATGCGACTCCATTCTCCATTTGATTGTTACATTTAATGGATCTAAAGAGGTGGGCAGTGAGCTGCAGCTCAGGAACCTGCTGGCGTGGTGGGGTGCAGAAGATGTGTGTCGTGAGATTTGTATGGAGTGGGATAATAAAGAAAGGGCGACTGCGTAAGTTGCCTCCATTTTTAATTTGGTTTGGGGTGGTCTGTATTGTGGGTGCGTTTGTGACGTTTTCCATTAGCCAGCTGCCCTGGGGCCTAGGGTCTCTGTGTAGGGAAATAATTTCGGCCACGCTGCTGGTTTTAGTCTTCGCACTGACGCTCTCCATTCTCCATTTGTTCATAACAATCATGGCACTGGTAGTAAGGTGATGAATTTTCCGCCATGCAGGATCTGGCGTGATCAAGGGTTGGCGAAGAAAAAGTTATCCACAACTTTTTGATATAAATACTTGCAATTAGTTAGGACATGATTATATATATAGTATGAGCATAAGGTCATAAGAAAAAGGGGAAAGCATGTTAAATTATTCCCACTCTATAAGGTTCGCTACCTCGTATAGTATAACACAAAGCCTTATGCTCTAAAGCCAAAGGAGGCACAACATGAATAAAAAGAAGGAAATAGATAAGTTAGCAAGGCTAACAGTTCTAGCAAACTTCGTCAATTCGAAGTTGAAAGAGCAAAAGACTTTAGTGAAGTCATTCGTGACAGAGGAGGATAAAGTCTTAAAGGGCG